GATTTATTTAAAACAAGATTAAGAGAAGATTCAAAAGCCGCAGGTCGTTGGGAAACGGATCAAGGTGGTGAATACTTTGCTGTCGGTGTCCAAGGTGCGGTAACCGGGAGAGGTGCTGATTTATTAATTATCGACGATCCACATTCTGAACAAGATGTCTATTCTCCAACTGCTTTTGAAAAAGCATATGAATGGTATACATCAGGTCCACGTCAGCGTTTACAACCTGGTGGAAGAATTGTTTTGGTAATGACAAGATGGTCAACAAAAGATCTAACTGCACAATTAGTTAATGCTGCAGCAAAAGAAGAAAAAGCAGATCAATGGGAAGTAATTGAATTTCCTGCAATCTTACCAAGTGGTCAACCAGTATGGCCAGAGTATTGGAGCCTTGAAGCATTAGAAGCTGTTAAAGCTTCTGCAGGTGTATCTAAGTGGTCAGCACAATACATGCAAGATCCAACTTCAGAAGAAGGCGCAATCATAAAACGTGAGTGGTGGAAAGATTGGAATAAAAATTATTTACCTCAACTACAACACGTGATACAATCTTACGATACAGCATTTATGAAGAAAGAGACAGCAGACTTTTCCGCGATTACAACTTGGGGAATCTTTCAAGAAAATGAAGATAGTCCTCAACAATTAATTTTATTGGATGCTGTTAAAGAACGATTAGAATTTCCAGACTTAAGAAGAGTAGCCAAAGAACAATATGATTATTGGCAACCTGAAACTGTATTGATTGAAGCTAAAGCATCAGGTTTACCTCTTACATACGAACTCAGACAAATGGGCATCCCTGTTGTCAATTTTTCCCCTTCCAAAGGCAACGATAAACACAGCCGTGTAAATGCGGTTGCTCCTTTGTTTGAGTCTGGAATGATATGGGCACCTAAAGATAAAACATATGCTCAAGAAGTAATTGAGGAATGTGCTGCTTTTCCATTTGGAGATCATGATGACCTTGTAGACTCAATGACACAGGCTCTGTTGAGATTTAGACAAGGAGGGTTGATAATGCACCCTGAAGACTATAAAGATGAGCCTACAACCAAAAGAAAAAGGAGCTATTACTGGTAATGACATTTGTATGGAGACACCCAAACTATTATAAAAACCTTAAAAAGAAACTAACTGAGACGGTACCACCTGAATCAGGGCCTGAATCTCAAGGCTTGAATATTGAGTATAATACTGTTAAAGATGTAAAACTGGAGAAAAAATCACATGGCAGAAATAGACAAGGCGCTACCAAACGTTAAGCAATCTATTGAAATAGATTCACCTGAAAAATCTTTAGAACAAAATATAGAATTACAAGAAACCATTCCTGATCAAGGTGAGACAGAAATCACTGAATTAGAAGATGGTGGTGTAGAAATTAATTTTGAACCAGGAGCCTTCAACCAGGCACAAAGTCAAAATCATTATGATAACTTGGCTGAATTATTACCAGAGGAAATATTGATGCCTCTTGGTTCAGAACTCACTTCAAACTACATGGAGTACAAATCTTCAAGACAAGATTGGGAAAGAGCTTACACTCAAGGTTTAGATTTACTAGGATTCAAATATGAACAGAAGACAGAACCATTCCAAGGAGCAAGTGGTGCAACACATCCTGTTCTAGCAGAAGCGGTTACTCAATTCCAAGCCTTGGCTTATAAAGAATTGCTCCCGGCTCAAGGACCTGTGAGAACTCAAGTTATTGGTGCAGTAACTCCTGAGAGAGAAAACCAAGCTAAGAGAGTTAAAGAGTTTATGAATTATCAAATTATGGATCAGATGAAAGAGTATGAACCAGAGTTTGATCAAATGTTATTTTATTTACCATTATCAGGATCAGCTTTTAAAAAAGTTTATTATGATGATTTATTAGGACGAGCTGTTTCTAAGTTCGTACCTGCAGATGATTTAATTGTTCCGTATACAGCTACCTCATTAGATGATGCGGAATCAATTATTCATCGAATTAAAATTTCTGAAAATGATTTAAGAAAACAACAAGTAACTGGTTTCTATAGAGATATTGAATTAACACCAGGTTATTTAAATGAAACAGATTTAGAAAAAAAAGAACATGAATTAGAAGGAACAACAAGTTCTAAGAACGATAATGTATTCACACTACTTGAATGTCATGTTAATCTTGATCTAGAGGGTTTTGAAGATCGAGGTCCCAATGGGGAAATAACTGGTATTAAGCTACCATACATTGTAACGATAGAAGAAAACTCTCGTTCAATTTTATCAATTAGAAGAAACTACGAAATAGGTGATACTAAACGTAGTAAGATTCAATATTTTGTACACTTTAAATTTTTACCTGGTCTAGGTTTCTATGGCTTTGGTTTAATTCATATGATCGGTGGATTGTCTCGTACGGCAACTGCTGCATTAAGATCATTATTAGATGCAGGAACATTATCAAATTTACCTGCTGGATTTAAGCAAAGAGGAATCAGAATTAGAGATGATGCACAATCTATTCAACCTGGAGAGTTTAGAGATGTGGATGCACCTGGAGGAAATATCCGAGATGCATTTATGACTCTTCCTTTTAAGGAACCAAGTGCAACACTTCTTAATCTTATGGGTGTCGTAGTACAAGCCGGTCAGCGTTTCGCATCTATAGCTGATATGCAGGTAGGAGAGGGTAATCAACAAGCCGCAGTGGGTACGACAGTTGCGTTGCTTGAAAGAGGAAGCAGAACAATGTCTGCAATTCATAAAAGACTATATGCTGCTCTGAAACAAGAATTTAGATTATTATCAAGAGTATTTAAATTATACTTACCACAAGAATATCCATATGACGTAGTGGGTGGAGAGAGAATGATTAAACAAGCAGACTTTGATGATAAAGTAGATGTTATTCCAGTAGCTGATCCAAATATATTTTCTCAAACACAAAGAATATCAATGGCTCAAACAGAATTACAATTAGCACAATCTAATCCACAAATTCATAATCTATATGAAGCATATAGAAATATGTATGAAGCAATTGGTGTTAAAAATGTAGATTTAATTTTAAAGAAACCACCTCAACCAATGCCAAAAGATCCAGCATTAGAACATATTGATGCTTTATCTGGACAACCTTTTCAAGCATTCAAAGGACAAGATCATAGAGCTCACATAACAGCGCATATGAGTTTTATGTCTACTAATTTTGCAAAAAATAATCCAATCATCACTGCATCATTAGAGAAAAATATTTTTGAACATATTTCTTTGATGGCTTTGGAACAAGTTGAAATGGAATTCTCTCAACAGATCATACAATTACAAGCAATGCAACAAAACCCAGCTGCAATGCAAAATCCACAAATGCAACAAATGGTTATGCAATTAAATATGCAGATCGAATCTAGAAAAGCTGTGTTGATTGCTGAGATGATGGATGAATTCATGAATGAAGAGAAGAAAATTTCTGGTGATTATGGAAATGATCCAATTGCTAACTTAAAATCTAGAGAGCTTGATCTAAGAGCACAAGAAAATCTTCGTAAGAAACAAGAAAACGAAGAGAGACTTAACCTAGATAAGATGAGAGCAATGATGAATCAAATGAATCAACAAGAAAAACTACAACAAAACGAAGATTTAGCTGAATTAAGAGCAGCTACATCACTTGCAAAGCAAGAACTAGGTAAAAAAGGAGGAATGTAATGAAAAAAGGTCAAAAAAAAGTAGCAAAAGTTATGAGAGAATTCAAAAAAGGAAAACTTCATAGCGGTAAATCAAAAAAAATTGTAAAAAATCCTAAACAAGCTATTGCTATAGCTCTTTCTGAAGCTAAAATGTCTAAAAAAAAGAAAAAATAATGATTCCATGGGGTTTATTAGGTTCTGGTTTTAAAGCAGGTCTTGAAATTTACAAAAACAAGAAGGCCGCTGATGTTGCTTTATCAGAAGCAAAGCTACTTCACGTAGAAAAAATGAAACGTGGAGAGATTGAGTACACTGGTAAGATCGCAGAGAATCAAAAAGGTGATTGGAAAGACGAATTTGTACTTTTAGTTCTATCGTCACCATTATTTTTATTAGCATATTCTGTTTTTGCTGAAGATGAAAAGATGCAACAAAAGATTGACCTCTATTTTCAAAAATTACAAGAGATGCCCTGGTGGATAGTTGGTTTATGGGCGTCAGTAGTTGCAGCAATTTATGGACTTAAGGCTACAGATATTATAAATATGAATAAAAATAAATAAGGAGAAATAATATGAAAAAAGAAACTACAAAATATCCTAACAAAGGTATGAATTCTTTAGCTAAGAAAAATCCAAAAGTAGCTAAAAAAATTATGGGCTACAAAGATGGTGGAAAAGTTATGAAAAAGAAATGCGCTCAATTAACTGGTTGGGGCAAAGCGAGAAGAGGTAACTAATGGCAACTAAAAAGAAACCTGGCCTATGGGCTAACATTAATCGTAGAAAAAAATTAGGTATATCGAGACCTAAGTCTAAATCAACTATATCAGCTAAAGCATATGCAAATATGAAAGCTGGTTTTCCTAAAAAGAAGAAAAAATAATATGGCTAAAGGTGTAAAACATTATTTTAAAAGTGGAAAAGAATATAAAGGAGCCACACATAAAGATAACAAAGGTAGACTTATGTCTGGTAAAACACACACAGCATCAAGTAAATATTTAGTTCATAAAAAACAACTAAAGAAGAAAAAATGATAGCAAAAAAGGGATATGGCAGAGCATTTTTACAAAAAGGTTCTCCTAAAATATTTGATCAGTTAGAGATGAATGTTCCTTATCCTAGAGGACAAGAAGTTCCTCAAAGACTAGCCAAAGGAGGAAAAGCAACTCCGGCTTGGCAAAGAAAAGAAGGTAAGTCTGCATCGGGTGGATTAAATAGAAAAGGTATTGCATCTTACAGAAGAGCAAATCCTGGTTCTAAATTATCTATGGCTGTTACTACTAAACCTTCTAAATTAAAAAAAGGATCGAAAGCTGCAAACAGAAGAAAATCTTTTTGCGCTCGTATGAAAGGAATGAAGAAACGATTGACGTCAGCAAAGACGGCAAGAGATCCTAATTCAAGAATTAATAAATCTTTAAGAAAATGGAATTGCTAATGGCTGGAATAGAAGATTTAAAAAAACAAATGTCTAAAATAGCAGATGATGAATATTATGCTAGTTTACAAAAATATTTAGAAAGAGACCCTGGAGCAAAATATTTTAATCCAGACGATCTTTCTTACATAGCAATGGATAAATCAGGGGAATACAACTACAAAGGATTTACACCAACTAGAACTAAAGAAACTGATGATATGGAAGAATATATGAAACAAAGAAAAATAGACAGTGTATATTCTCCAGAAGCTACCTTTTTAAAAAAAATGGAAAAAGGAAAAATCCCACTTGCTATTTTACAGGAACCAGTAAAAACAGGAAAAGAACCTGGAGACTTAGATAAAATTTTAACAATACTTCATGAGTCAAGACACCAAATTATGACTAAACCTGAATTTAGAGACATAATAAATAAATATGGAATAAAAGAAGAAACGTTTATGAGATTCTTAGATAAAGAATTTTTTCCAGAATTAGACCCTCAGTTACCTAAATTTGTTCGTCCAAAAGATGCTTATAAGATTTATGGAGAAGCTGTTGAAGAATATAAAGAGAAATTTGGTAAAGAAGAAAAAGGCTATCTAACTAAAATAAAAAATATGTTTGCCACTGGAGGTGCAGTGGATAAGCCTCTATATGATAGAAATTAATATAACAATCAAGAAAGGTAAAATATGGCACAACAACCAGACGATATAATCGTAATACAAAAAATACAGAAGTTACTAAAAGATAGATATCAAAATATTGGAGATACCCTGATATCAGGAGGTGTTGACAATATGGAAAAATACAAGTATATGTTAGGACAGGCACACGCCTACCAATATATATCACAGGAAATCTCTAACCTGCTAAACATAAAGGAGCAAAAAGATGAGCAAGGACGAAACGTTATCAACCTCGAACGAGGTCCCAAAGCATAGAAACGCTTTGGAAGAAAAATACAAATCACATAAAGACACAGTAAAACAAAAAGACTTATCCAAAACAGAAAAAGATAAACTTCCAAATCCAACTGGATGGAGAATGTTGATTCTACCATTTAAGATGAAGGAAAAAACTAAAGGTGGAATTTATCTAGCTGACGAATCGATAGAGAGATCACAAGTAGCATCGACTTGTGGTTTAGTACTTGCAATGGGACCACATTGTTATGACAAAGGAAAATTTCCTGAAGGTCCTTGGTGCAAGGTCGGGGATTGGGTTATCTTTGCAAGATATGCAGGAAGCCGAATTCTAATAGATGGGGGCGAAGTTAGACTTCTCAATGATGATGAAGTTTTAGCAACGGTGAAAAACCCTGAAGATATTTTTCACCAATTTTAATAAACCATAGGAGATACTATGCAAGAAGAAGCAAAAACAGTTGATATAGATACATCTGGCCCAGGAGCCGAGGTTGAATTACCAGAAGCAGAAAAAACTGAAACACCAGAAGTAGAGGTATCAAATGAAAATAATGAAAACAGTGTTGAGTCCAATGATTCAACTGAGAAATCTGATGAGCAGCCTACTGTTCAAGCAGAAGAAACCACGGACCAAGGAACAGAAGAAAAGAAAAAAGAATTAGAAGACTATTCAGACGGAGTAAAAAAAAGAATAGCTAAACTAACTAAAAAAATGCGTGAAGCAGAAAGAAGAGAAAAAGCTGCTATCGATTACGCAAAAAGTATCAAAGCTGATCAAGAAAAACTTCAAGCTAGATTTTCTAAATTAGATACAGGTTATGTATCTGAAATGGAAAATAGGATTAAATCATCTTTAGAAGCTGCGACTAGTAAATTAGCTAAAGCTAGAGAAGATGGAGATCTAAAAGCTGAGATAGCTGCTACTACCGAAATCTCAAGATTAGGTTATGAAGAAGCAAAACTTTCTGAAATCAAGTCTAAACAAACTACTGAATCTAAGGAAGTTGAGGTAAAACAGCCTCAGATTCAACAAAATCAAGAGCAAACTGTTAATCCAGACCCTAAAGCACAGACTTGGGCGTCTAAAAATGAATGGTTTGGTCAAGATGAAGCTATGACCTATACAGCATTTGGCTTGCATAAAAAGCTAGTTGAAGAAGAAGGTTATGACCCACAATCGGATGAGTATTATTCTGAAATAGATAAAAGAATAAGACTTGAATTCCCGCATAAATTTGGTAAAGTAGAAACTAAATCGACAGTTAGACCTACACAAGTTGTTGCTTCGGCCAACAGAAGTAGTAAGACAGGTCGCAAAACCGTGAAACTCACACCTTCACAAGTAGCAATTGCTAAAAAATTAGGTGTGCCACTTGAAGAATATGCGAAACAATTAAACACGAAGGAGATATAAGCATATGAGTAATGAAAACGAAACAAGAACTTCTCGTGCGAGTCAGACTAGAGAAAAAGAAGCTCGAAAAAAAGTCTGGACTCCACCGTCATCTTTAGATGCACCCCCTGCGCCGGCAGGATTTAGACACAGATGGTTAAGAGCTGAGTCTATGGGCTTTCAGGACACTAAGAACGTAGCTGGACGATTAAGATCTGGTTATGAGTTAGTAAGAGCCGATGAATACCCAGATTCAGATTACCCAGTTGTCGAAGACGGCAAATACAAGGGAGTGATCGGAGTTGGTGGCCTAGTGCTCGCTAGAGTACCAGAAGAGATCGCAAAGTCTAGAGCTGAATACTATGCTAAGCAAGGTATTGAGCAAGATGAAGCAGTAAATAACGATCTACTGAAGGAAGAGCATCCAAGTATGCCTATCAATGTTGACAGGCAGACTCGTGTAACTTTCGGTGGTACGAAGAAAAACTAATATTTTAGTAATTCCTAACCAACGAATTAACTTATAAACTTAGGAGAAAAAACATGGCAAACAAAGACGCTGCTTTCGGATTGAAAGCAATCGGTAAAGTTGGTCAAAATAGAGACGCTCAAGGTTTATCCGAGTACAGCATTGCAGCAAGTTCATCTGCAATTTACCACGGCGACCCAGTTATGCTGGATTCAGATGGTGAATTAGTAGTTGGAACTGTTGGAAGTGCTTTATTAGGATCTTTAAACGGAGTATTCTATACTGACGCATCAACTAACAAACCTACATGGGCTAATTACTTAGCTGGATCAAACGCTGCAACAGACATCGTTGGATTCGTAAGTGATGATCCTTATGAGAGGTTTGAAATACAATCAGCTGGTACAGTTGCGCAAACTAACATTGGTAACTGTGCTGACATGGATACATATTCTGCAGGTTCTGCAAGCGATGGTGTATCTAATGTTGAGTTATCTGCTACAATGGCAGCAACTGCAGCTCAGTTCAAAATAATTGGAATCTCAAAAGAAGTTGATAACGCATTTGGCGCTAACGCTAATGTTGTTGTATCTATCAATGAGCATTTCTTAAAACAAACAGCGGGCATATAATAGGAGGATAAATTATGGCTATATCACGATCGCAACTAGTTAAAGAACTAGAGCCAGGATTGAATGCACTATTCGGCCTGGAATACAAACAATACGACAACCAACACGAACAAATCTATACGAAGGAAACTTCTGACAGAGCTTTTGAAGAAGAAGTAATGTTATCTGGATTTGGCAATGCGCAAGTTAAACCTGAAGGTTCTGGCGTTACTTTTGACAATGCTCAAGAGACATACACAGCTAGATACACTCATGAAACTATCGCTCTTGCATTTTCAATCACTGAAGAAGCGATTGAAGACAACTTGTATGACAGATTAGCTTCGAGATACACAAAAGCGTTGGCAAGAAGTATGGCACAAACAAAACAAGTTAAAGCTGTTAATCCTTTAATTCAAGGATTACCATCTACTGATAACTTCGACTCTGGAGACGGTGTTTCTTTATTTAACACTGCTCACCCAACAGTTGCTGGTACAGTAGCTAACACTTTAGCAACTCAAGCTGACCTTAACGAAACTTCATTAGAGCAATGTTTAATCGACATCGCTGCAATGACAGATGAGAGAGGTCTTAAAATCGCTGCAAAAGGAATAAAAATGATTATTCCTAGTGAATTACAATTCACTGCAGAGAGATTAATGAAGTCTGCTCAAAGAGTTGGAACAGCTGACAATGATATCAACGCAGTTAAATCTATGGGAATGATTCCACAAGGTTATGTGGTTAACAATTTCTTAACTGATACTGATGCGTTCTACATCATTACAGATGTGCCTAATGGAATGAAGTACTTCGAAAGATCGCCTATCACAACTAAGATGGAAGGTGACTTCGATACTGGTAACGTTAGATACAAAGCTAGAGAAAGATACTCATTTGGAGTTTCTGACTTTAGAGGTATCTTCGCATCAGAAGGTGCTTAATTCTTAAGCAAAGCATACCGAATGGGCCCTTTACTGGGCCCATTCTTTTTGATAGAAAGGAAGAACTCATGAAAAAATATCTCATACAAATTAGGTCCAGAGGCTATTACACAAAATTTGAAATAACTTGTGCTGACAATGAAGAGGCATTCAATAATGCTATTGTTGACAAACTGGGACAAAATGATATAGTATGGGAAGCAAGCCAATTTTACAATTTAAGTAAAACTTGGATAACCTATGAGGAGGTTAATGATGCAAACACACGTTCAATCCCTTTACAAACAGAAGAGGGGCTTAGAACTACAATGGGAGCAGCACTATAACGACGAGGGTAGATATACTCTCGATATGGTTAGGATTGATAATAAAATAAAAGAAGTTATCAATCATATTAAGATGGCAGAAGCTAAAGAAGCTAACTTAATGAATAAAGTAGAAGATGCTGCACCACAAGTTTCAGTAGCTACTTAATTAAAACGCTACTAAATCGCTGGAAAACGTTAACTCCACTACAAACTCTCTTGCACTTCATTAAAATCTAATATATAAAATCATTACTATACAATTAAATTCTGCATAGACGAGTATAGTCGACGGCCTAGAGACTATGCGGAAATAACTAGGAGGATAAAAAAATGGCACAAACTACTTTTTCAGGTCCAGTAAAATCAGATAATGGTTTTCTTGCACCTTCATACACTGTTGCTCAAACAGCATCTTTAACAGCTACTGCTGGAAAGATTATCTATGTTTCTAACGCAGCAGGAGCATCTTTAACTGGATCTCTTTGCTACGGTAATGGATCAGTTTGGATTGATGTAACTACTGGTGCAGCAGTAACTGCATAGTAAAATTATGGAGCTCCTTCGGGAGCTCCTAAAATTTAGGAGAAAAAAATATGGCAAGTAAAGGCGATATACAAGCAACAAGATCTACAGCAGCAGCTGGCGCAACAGCTATCGTTGCACAACCAATAAGACTAAGAGGAATTATTATTGCTTCTGATAGTGTAGGTGCAGGTGTTTTAGAATTAAGTACAACTTCAAATACTGGTACAACTTTATTTATTGGAGATGTTCCAAGTGGAGATGTTATCAATCTTTCGTTTCCGGAAGATGGGATATTATTTCCAAAAGGTATTTATTGTAAAACTAAAACTAATATTGCAGCATACACATTATTAACAGATAAATTTTCTGGACCTAATTTAACAGCAAACTAGGAGGTTAGATGGCTAATACTACCTCGGGAACAGTAACTTTCGAGAAAGGTTTTTCTATTTCAGATATAATAGAAGAGTCTTATGAAAGAATTGGTATACAAGGAGTATCCGGTTACCAATTAAAAGGAGCAAGACGTTCTTTAAACATAATGTTTCAAGAATGGGCTAATAGAGGTTTACATTATTGGGAAGTTGCAAATAACAACATCACATTAGTTAGTGGTCAAGCAACTTATACTATGTACAGATCAACGTCAGATGGAACATCTGATGCAACAGCTGTTTATGGTGTAGATGATATTCTTGAAGCAAGTTACAGAGCTTCTAATGTAGATACTCCACTTACAAAAATTGATAGATCGACATATCAAGGCCTTTCTAATAAAACTTCACAAGGAGTTCCGTCTCAATATTTTGTACAAAGATTTATTGATAAGGTAACTATCACTTTATATCAAACTCCAGGTTCGTCACAGGCAGGTAATTTTATTAATTACTATTATGCAAAAAGAATCCAAGATGCAGGAGACTATAATAATGATGCAGATGTACCTTATAGATTTGTACCTTGTATGTTAGCAGGTTTATCTTATTATCTTGCAATTAAGTTTGCACCTGAAAGAATTCAAAATTTAAAAATGTTATATGAAGATGAATTAAACAGAGCTTTAACTCAAGATGGTTCATCGTCAAGTACTTACATAACACCTAAAACTTATTATCCGAGTGTATAATGGCAAATTTTAGTAGAGGTAAATACGCACAATTTATATCTGATCGTTCAGGTATGGCATTTCCATATACAGAAATGGTTACAGAATGGAATGGGTCTAGAGTTCACGTTTCTGAATTTGAACCGAAGCAACCACAATTAGAACCAAAGCCACATGGAGCTGACCCACAAGGTTTACCTCAAGCTAGACCGGATAGAGTTGAGCCAGCTGTTCCAAATTTATTACCTGGAAATCCATTAAGTCTAACTTCTGGATCATCTATTGTAACAGTTACAGAACCTTCTCATGGTAGATCAACTTCTGATACTGTTGTTTTTAGAAATGTTGACAGTAGCCCAGGAGGATTGGCATATACAGTATTTGAAAATGCGTCAGGATTTAGTATAACAGTTATAAATACAAATAGTTATAGTTTT